TTAGAAGGCTCTTTATAAGGTAGAAAAGTAATGCTGTCTCGTATTGCGCCACCGGGAACATCTACATCACGGAACTCGCCCGGCATAATCGGGGTGTCATCTCCCTTGATTCTAAGCCCTCTGGCTTTTAAACCGCCCGGAAGGTTAGCTAATGTACCTGCATCTACTAGCTGTCTTAACAATGAAGTGGCTGATTTGGATAATCCACCAATCATATGTACTAGTCCAAAGCCGTAAAAACCAAATCCGGGCAGGTACTGGTAGTGTACAAAGTGCTGGCGAGGCATTTTTTTAGGATCGTCTTCATCCCAGTTTCGCCGTATAGACAATATTTGTCTTGATGACTTATCAATAGTAATAACATAAGGCAGGGCAATTTCTGTTTTTTCGCCCATAGACATATCTTCAAAGCCAACTAAATCAATATCTACATGCATTTCAAGAAGAGTATGCCGATTATCAAATTCGTAGTTGTCTGAGTCGCCCGTCAGTCGATTGTATTTTTCCTGTATGTCGCTAATGTCAGGTGTCGGGGATGTTAAATCAATATCAATGTAAAACCCTGCCACCTGTAGCTTTCTTATTTCATTTGATGTTTTCTTCATAACGTGCGTAGCTCTTTCACACGTTGTTAAGTCTGCTGCTCCATAGCTAACTACAAAGTCTTCGGCAGGAACAAACATGGCACAAGGTCTACCCATGTTGGGGTCGTAATACACCTTTCTAAACGCTGATCCTGCTATAGGAAGAGAAAACAGAAGTTTTTCTGTTTCTGTCCTGTACTCTGTCATTCTTTCGGTAATTAAATAGTTTAAATAATTTTGCACTCGTTGTGCTTGAGTTGTTTTTTCGTCTGTTAACTGCCCTACAATTCTTGTTTTAACAGGCCCGGCGGCAGGATATATCTCTTGTATTGTTTGTGCTTGAAATCTTATTACCGCTTCTGAAAGCATAGGATGAAATACACCACATGCTCCGTCCCAAGGAATGCTTCTATTTTCAAACTTCAAACCAAGAAGATCCAATCCCTTCATATAGGAATCTTCCCAGTCTTTTCTGCTTTCCTTATCTGACATATAAGCAGAAACAAGTTCCGCAGAAAGCCCCATTAAGTCCTGCTCGTCTATAAACTCTGCTAAATTAGAATCGTGATTCATTCCCCCAGTCAGGGGATTGTTGGGATCAAAATCAATTAAAACCCCGCCGTCTTCTGTTTCAATAGAGACAGACTCAGGATTAACAACTTCTATTTCTAGGTTGCCATCCTCAATTAGCTCTGGCATAAAAGGAGTCTGAGCTTTATCTATAGCCATTATTTTTTCCTTTTACCCGTAGATTTTTTTTCTTTCTGAAATGCGGCTTCTAAAGAAATTTTGCGTTTACGCATTTTCTTTTTCCCGTCTTCAGGAGAAATATAAACCACAGCATTATCTCTAATTGTCATGGCTTTTTTTAATACTTCTGCGCCACGTTTTATCAACGCTTTTATTTTAGCCGTTTTTTCCGAAATATTGTGTTCTTGCAGCACCTGAACCCCTCGCAACTGTTTTGCCGCCCTTAGCCATTCCCTTAGCTTTTTTCTCATCAGCTTTAACTGCTCCACCTTTAGAGTACCCCTTGCTCTTCATTACAGGAACACCGCCTTTAGCCATGCCCTTGGGCTTCATCATTCCACCCTTAGCCATGCCCTTGGCTTTCATTTTGCCACCAGCCATATAGCCTTTAGTTTTCTTCTTCATCATTAACCCCGGAATACAAGTTATCAAATACTTTATTTACATCCAGCGTGTAGTCCAGATCAGATTTGCTGTAATGGACATGCTGGGACGGTCTAAAGTCAGGTGCGCCTTCTCCCATTTCAAACCAAGCGGGATGTGACACCCTGACACGATTATTTGGTAATGCCACGATATTGCCTGTCCACTTACCTGCATCCAGTAACTCTAGGACATGGGACTGCTTATGTTGTGCAGGATCATCGCCTATTTCTGAATCGGTGTAGTCAACAGTAAAATAATACTTTGCTGGGTAAAACTCCCCATCTATCTTTGCCAGCCACGGACAAGGTGTACATCTGTCTAGCACATAAACACTGTGCGTCCTCGATGAACAGTCCCAAGGCTGTGCTGCCCACACAGGCATTGGCTCAGGCCACTCCTCGAAAGGGGTGTCTCCTACCAAGGCAGTTATAGGCATTCTTGCCCACATCGCCCCACCATGAACATTAGGTTCATCGTTGTCGTAGGTCTCTGCGCCAGTAAATATCATTTGAAAGCTCAAACTTCTACAGGGTATTGTCGTAACGGCTATTGCCATCGCATGTAGAAACTCGCCATGATATTGTTGGTGGTTGTGGGTATATTCCCTACGCACCCAGCACTTGAAGTGCGGGATGTTACTTTGCAAAAAAGGCATAAGCCTCCTTAGTTGATAAGTTGCGTTACTATTGGTGAACCAATAAGAATAACGTATATTCCTATAATCATGGCTTCAATGCGGGTAAATCGCTTTTCCCCTGCCTCAAGCCTTTCCTGAATATGTTCATATCGCAATGCACATTCACGTTCATGTGCGCTAAGTTCTGCCGCGACATCCTTTGCATCTATAACAGACATTAGTAATAACTCACCGCCTTTCTGTGTATAGGCTCATCTTCTTCGTCAGTGTTAAGCCTAAGAAATCCGCCCTGCCTGAATCTTAAAAGGGCTTGTGTTGATGAGTCAACAAGATCGTCATGCTCCCCTGCCGGGAAAGACGCAAACTCTTCGATTACATTTTCTGCAAATCGGGTTTCTGGACACCATACTGTTCCAGAAGCAAACAGGTCTGCTACCGCATTAACTCTGGCTATTTTGTCGTTGCCACGGGAAGGGGTGTATTCCGATACCGGAATCCCCATTGCCCGTAACTCAAAGATTAACGGCATTCCTGCCGCCTTGCCTTCAATTATAAAGGCATCGGGTTGCACTTCCTGCCACATCTCAAAAGCTTTCTTTTTAAGTTCTGGGAACTCAAGACGCTCTTTGTATGCATCAAGAAGGATAATGTTGGGTACAGTCATGCCCTCATCGTTTGGAATGTAAAATACACCCCATGTGGTGCAAGCAGAATAATCTGCCCGTTGGGTTTTGAGGAATGCTGTGTCCCATGATTGGATTACAAACTCGCATTGGGGAGGATGATCTTGTTCCCACCTCTTCCACCATTCGCGTTTTACTAGTGCGCCTTCTTCGGCGGTTGGGTTTTGCTGGTACTGTGCGTTCCACTTGGGAGCGGGTAGTTCATTTTGCAGCGCGGTTAGTTCCGCGAGTTCCCAGAACTCAGGCCACAGGGCTTTACCTGATGGCATGATTGCCGGAAATTCTATAACTTCCCATTCATCGACACCTTTTCTCTGAACGGAAGCTTTAATAATCTTGCCCGTAAGATCCCTCATGTGCCATCGTGTCATCACGATAACAATTGCGCCTCCGGGTTGTAGACGCTGGCGAGGGCCGGATGTATACCAGTCATAGGTTCTATCGAACACTGACGGGTCTATGCTTTGTCCTTCCTGTTCACTATGAGGGTCGTCAATTATCAGGAGGTCTGCACCTTTACCCGTTACTGCACCACCAACACCTATGGCAAAATATTCGCCACCCATGTTGGTACTCCATCTGCCAGCGGCTTTGGAATCAGCCCTCAATGCCAGCTTGGGGAAAACCTTTTTAAAATCATCGGAATCTACCAAGTTCCGAACTTTTCGCCCGAACCCAACCGAGAGTTCTGCGGTGTGGGCGGTCTGTATAATTTTTTTGTCCGGGTATTGCCCTAAAAACCATGCAGGTAATAAATAGGATGCAAACTCCGACTTTGTGTGTCTGGGAGGCATATTAATAATAAGACGCTTTAAGTCACCCCTAGCAATCTTTTCAAATGCTTCCGCCATAATCTTGTGGTGGCGACCCTCAATAAACGCGGGCCACATATGTTGCACAAAACCCATATAGCTATTTTGGGCATTCTGAACCTTTAAAGCCTGTTCATAATCTTCAAGCAGCTTTAGCATTTCACGCTTTTCTTCAGCAGGAAGATTAGCAATATTGTTTATATCAACTTGCGATAACATGTCCTACCTTTTTAAAGACGCAGTTATGGCTTTCCTTCCTGATCAGATCAGATCAGGTAATAACTGATCAGAACAAACCATGTATTGTTCATTACCTAATATACATCCACAAAGCGCAAATAAATTACGTTGTAAATGGGGTTTCTGGTAATTACTAGGTAATGAACTTACCTCGGAGTATAGCATTTAAGGGGGGATTGACTTTAATGTCAATATTTTTTTTGAATTTTTTTTGCATAATTTTTTTGGGTCTGGGACTCCTATGGCTTTTTGTAAAATTTTTAGGGTTTATCCTTGTAAATCTAAGTCAAGTTTTTTGACTAACTGTAAAAAATTGGTATTTTAATGAGCGTAATACTATGTATATGTGTGCGGGTGTGTGCCAGCGTTAGGGGGGGTGGGGGGTTGCTCATAGGCTAATCCGTAAAGCCGACTCACACCAAAACAAGTAGATAGTATTTAATGTACTGAGCCATTATCGTCAGTCAATCCTGTTGACTTGTTAACATCGCCCGATAGCAGTGCAAGCTTACGTTCCAATTCCAGTGCTATGTCCTCAGCACTACGATTATCTGTTACTACTTCCACCTTATCTGAGAACAATCCTGATACTGTCTTACCTAGTAACTCAGCACTACGTAACTGGGATTGACTAGCCTCCATCTCGCCAGTGATCCATAGCCTCAAGTGCTTTAGAACTTGATCTCTGTCTGTGACGGCAGAATTGACCACTGCCCTATCTCTTTTAGCCTGTAGCTCCTCAATCCTTGACCTAACCTCAACCTTCGATGCCAGCCTTGATGCAAGTGTATTAACACTATTGGCCGTAGTTGACTGTTTCACGTTATGGGTATTCCTATATGCATTGCTAAGTGATTCCCCTCGCGCCACTTCGCGGCAGAAGGCCATCTGGCGGCTCGATAATTTCTTAGTCATGACTCCACTCCTGATATGTG